AAGAAGGTTCTTGTTCAGACGAAGCCTTACACTCGCGTTGAATCATTACCAGCGCTTCCAAAAGGTGTGAAGCTTCCCTCTGGCTACGAACCAGCTTATTTCCGCAAGCGTAAGACCCTTGCGGTATTGCGAGCAGCAAATCGCTCGCACTACTTGGTCTTCGATATCTCAACAGGTAAGAAGATGCAAGTAGCCAACACCAAGGAAGCATCAAAATTGATGTCCGAATTGCGTCGTGGCAAAAAGAGCTTAGCAGCGTAAGCTAAGCTTGCGGGAGGGCCAGCAATGGGGAAGTCGCTGGCCCTCCTCTCCTTTTCCAGCCTGATATAATTATCCTATCCAAACGACAAAGGAGACAAAATGAAGACAGCACTACGCATCAACACTGACTTCACCACCGAGGTTCTTGATCTTAGCTCAAACGAGTACAACCAGCTGCGCGATGCAGTTGGCGGCTTGATTCAGCCGGTAGATCTAAATTCTGACTTTACACTGTGGTGTAATGAAGAAGGCAAGCTCATCAACGGCATGGAAGTAAATGTCATCGGCACGCATCTATGGGAACAATTCTTTGGAATGACTGACGTTATCATGGGCAACATCGTGTTGACCGGTAGCACAGACGAAGAAGGCGAGACTCGTGCGCTTCCTTACAACTGGCTTGCATACACAGAAGAAATTGCTGAACGGCTTCGTAGTGCACGAGCTGGAGAGTCGACGGTCTACGTTGTCGACTAAAAAGAGAAATGTAGCGGCTGGCATCTGGGAGATTCGAGATGTCGGCACGGGCGAAAAAATTAGTCGGTTTCGTGCAAGACGGCGAGCTGACGTTGACCGATACTTACAGATGGCTCACATTGGGCTTGGTCGACCACTCACAGACTTTGAAGCTGTATTCATAACGGAATGGGACGGAGACTAACGGCATGGATGCTGAGACAGTTGTGGCAACGGCAACGGAGCCCGAGCTACTAGCAACGGACCGATGTGACAGTTGTGGCGCGCAGGCACTCGTTCGTGTCACGTTCCTGACGGGCATGCTTTTATTTTGCAGGCATCACGCTCGTAAGAACCATGAAGGTCTGGCTAGGCAAGGCGTCTCGATCTTTGACCCTGACGGGTCACTTGTTGGCTAGCCCGCTAGTACACTAGCTCCAAAGCAAGACGGGCGTACTTTCCGACCTGTTATAATTAGCCTTATGAAAACGAAGCAGCCTGCATTCAACCTCGTCCGCCCGAGTGGCATGGGACCGAAGGTCAACCAACACGCACCTGTTTACGAGCATAAGGCGACGAAGCGAAATCGTAGTCGGGCAGCAAAGAACCGGAAGGCGATTATCGAGTCAAAGGACTCGTAAACCTACCTGTTATAATTAGCCTTACCAAACGACGAAGGGACGAAAATGGACCAAGAAAAAGACGACATCGTAATTTACGACTCATCTTTAACCACAGATCAATTGAGATTGATGTGGGGCAATGGAGACGAAGAAGGTTTCGTGGAATACACGAAAGAAGAAATCGACCAATTGGCTGAAAATATAAATGACGCAATTCATGGCGTCATCGAAGATTTCTTAAACCACAGATAATCGTAGTTAAGTTTAGAGCGCTAAGGCTCTCTAAAACCTGCCTGATATAATTATCCTAACAACCCACTAAGAGATTGGAAACCTCGATGAATAAAAATAACGAAGTAGCAAGCAATATTGTTGGATGGTTCGAAAACTACGCATCAGTTTATGAATTCGATACTCGAATCCAATTCGAAGACTTCTCAAAAGAAGACCTCGAATCATGCGACCTCGAAACTGTATGGTCGATAGTCGGCCCAAAGGTTAAGGCGCTCGTCGCCAGCTATCTCGAAGGCGGAATCGAAGACCACGAGTAATTGGTAAGGGCAGGGACGCCGAAAGGCGTCCTTGCTCCAATTCCTACCTGATATAATTAGTCTTACGAACCACCCAATGGATTGGAGTCCAAATGAACAACGAACATGCAAAGGCTTACCAAAACTTCACTCTCCTCACTGCGGTTGCCGCTGGCAACGAGTGGACGATAGCAGAAGCAAACCAACTAAAGGATATGCGTAAAGCTGGGATCCCCGTATCTCAGGCTGCCATAATTCTTGGGCGCACGTTTTACGCGGTACAAACGTACCTTGCCGCTAATGGGCTAACAAAAGCTCGTAAGCACCCACAAACCATCAAACCAATTATTGCCTGCTCTAACTGCAATTTGATTCATACCTACGAGTGTGAGTTTTAGCAGAGAGGGGTTAGAGCGCCTTGCGGCGCTCTAATTCCTACCTGATATAATTATCCTAACAACTTAATAAAGCCCAACGACGCAAGACGAAAGGAAAACCCAATGAACAAGAAATGGTGTTTATTGAAAACCAGTGATGGCGAACGCGGCTCAGCTGGTAAGCAAAAAGTCTACGAAGTAATCGTAGATGGCACGAAGGTAATCACAGTGTGGGGAATGGCTGAGAAGACTCAGCGCCAGACTGCGACAAAGCAAGTGTACACTGAATCGTATGCTCGCCAACTTGCCTTCCAAAAAGTCCAGGAAAAACTGGATAAGGGATACGAGCTAGCCTACGCCGTATAACTAACTAGAGTTCCCGCACTGTACTCCAATCCGGTGCGGGACAAGGACTGGAGCTCTCGGATACTGGGAGCTCCAGTTTCTTATTTCCAACCTGATATAATTATCCTAATACGCGGGGACAGTCGCTGGCCAAACAAAAGACTCGACACCTGCAGGGGTCCGAAACAATACGACGCCCGCGTATCTATTTTTTAGAGTGCGATGGTGGGCAGAAGGGGAGAGGGTTGTGGGACCCTCTCTTCTTCATTTCCAACCTGATATAATTATCTTATATTCAAGGGACCCACCCTTGAAGGATTGGAACCCAAATGATATACCCAACATATGAAGATGCAGTGAAGGTATCACAAGACACAACTCTTACACCTTCTCAGAAATTGCATGAAATCTTCAAAAACTCAAAGACAGAACCTCTACAAATGTGGATAGACAAACAGTCCATATTCCAAGACCACCCAATTGATCCATCAGTAAAGATAGATCAAGCAGAGGTTGTTGAAGTAAATGCAGATGGTCAGATCTTGGTATTCAGATACCCAGATAACACCTACCACTTTTTAGATGCGGGTGGTTATACAGTAATTGAAGGTGTAGATCACATAGCAGTTGATTCAGTAGATGAATCCACTGAGCAGTGGTTTCAGGATCTCCTGATGACAGATGATTCACCTTTAGTTTTCTATAGAGGATTCTGGGTTGATGAAGATCTTCAAAAGTTCTTCCTCAACTCATACCCAGAATAGAACTCAGGTTGCGGGTACCCTACTCACAAGTAGGGTACCTTCAACTACCTACCTGATATAATTATCCCATAACGACGAAAGGACAAATCATGGCAAGCAACTACCCACCAGGCGTCACAGGATTTGAACCACAGATTGCGGGTTACGACTCAAGTGAGGACATCGACCATCGCGAGGCTTCATGCCAAAATGATGAGTGCGTTGAGTTTGACAAAATTGAAGAACGCGAAATCGTTCTAACAAAAGAATATGGAAGCTGGAACGTAGTGTTTGAATACTGGACCTACACCTGCCCCGTCTGCAAGACAAGTTCTAACTACGAACGTGAATACGAAGATGATGGATACGATGGTTAAGTGGAAAGGAACACACTATGACTCTAACTAACCTACAAATTGTAAACGCCGACACTCACAGAAATGGTGTTGCGGGTATGCCGTTCAAGGTCGCACTTGTTGATGACCCAAATGAAGGTGACACAAAACTCGTCATCATGTTCGAAGCTGAAGGACACACTGCGGTGTTGTCACTCGACAAACTTCTTGAAAGTGAAGACATCTCTTTCGGTTCTAACTCGTTTCGCGGAGACAGATATGAAGAAGCTTTGCGTGACGAATTGTGGTCTGCCGATGAGTGACAAACAAGAAAAGGTTATGGCATCTATTTGGTGTCGTGGTCCAGGAGTTCTTTGGTCATCTCTAACTGCAATGGAACGCATGTCAATTCTCTTTCGTAAAAGCGCTGAGGACACTCGCCCTGGATTACTTGAAGACATATCTTGTAACTTCGGTGAGTGCGGTCTTCAACTCGTCGAGCTGGACATGTCTGAGCCAGATGACATTTGGCCAGACAAGTGTCCAATCTGTAAGACAGATAACAATTGGGACATGCAGGGTTTCTACAAAACGTACCCACACTACAAAGGTCCAGACCTGGAAGACGAATGACTGTAACTCGTTTGCCGTTAGCTCCTAAAGGTATCGCAGATCCATACAAAGCTTTTGGCCAATGTTTGATTCAATCAAGCGCGTATGCGGAAAAACACAAGCTAGGTTTGATTCGAGTTACAGGTTACAACTATCCAGGAAGAGAACACTGGGCTGTCTACGAAGACATTGGTGAAGATCCAAAAGGCAGATACTTTCTTACTGAACCAGAGTGGGGTAACGTAATAGATCTCACTGCGCGGCAGTTCGTAGCTACTGTTCCAGCTCGCTATGAAGATGAGTGTCTCGCTTGGGTTGAAAGCGCTTGCGGTTGGCTCAATGACTCGCTGGTGTATGAGATCTATCTGACGCACGACTCACAGGCGACACCTGACCATGTAGGTGAGCTACGCATAGATGACAGTGAGAACTACAAGGGTGTGACCTACGCGGCGTTTGCCAAGGAACCTTCTTAACCTACCTGATATAATTATCCTAACGACACCCCGAAGGAGGGACAAATGACAGTATCAATAGAGGCAGTTAGGTCTGCCATCGAAAGCGGTGAGTTGGACAAGGACCTCGGTGCATTGAGTACTTTGGTCACTACCCGTCTTGACTCAATCCGTGCCACAAAATCTACCACTGATTTTGGAATTGGCGACAAGGTTCGATTCAATAGTCACTGTGGTACGCGGTACCTCGTTGGAGAGACTGCAAGAGTCACAGGTCTAAAGAGAACCAAGATTGTGGTTCAATTGGATAAACCTCAAGGTAGGTTTGCCCGATATACCCCAAGTGGTGTGGAATCTGCCAACATTACAGTTCCCATCTCAATAGTCGACCCAGCATAAGTTTGATAAGTTGTTCCTAACCCTACCGCCACTTGCGGTAGGTTTAGGATACAATTGAACTCAACGTTTGGGAGAACCTCTTGACAACACTTGCCGCTTTTCAAGGTAATGGCTGGGCAGTCATTGGTTGTGATTCACGAGCTAGCGATGAAGGTGGTCGCGCAATGGATCTTGCAACTCCAAAGGTTGTTGCAAATGGCGAGTACCTTATTGCAGTGTCTGGAGCTTCGCGCGGTGGAAACATCTCGCAATTTGGTTGGACACCACCAGCTGTTCCAAAGAACATAACACAAGAAGGTCTTGACAAGTTTATGACTCGTACATTCATACCTTCGCTACGCAGTGCATTTCAAGATGCTGGCTACGATGCAAAGGACGATGGTGACGCGGCGTTTCAAGACTCAAATCTAATAATTATGATTCGTGGAATTATCTATCCAATTTTTGAAGACTACTCTTGGGATAGAGAAGTGCGACACATTTATTATGGAGGTTCAGGTGGTGATGTAGCTCTTGGAGCTATGGTTGCCCTGGGAATTGATAAGCTAAAGGATAACCCGGAGAAAGCTCTCAAGGTTATTGAAAAATCAGTTGCGGTTGCCTGCGAGTGGGATGTATACACTAAGGCTCCCATCATTACACGAATCCAATACGGAAAGAAGCTAAAATAATGTACATTCATCTTTATAGTGCCGACAACGAGTGGATTGGCCAATTCAGCTCGGTTGAGGCCATAGAAGCTTACGTGAGTGAGCTGGGTGCGGACATAAACGACTATAAGTTGGTTTATGGCGCTTCTAAATATCCACCTGCCTGATATAATTACCCTACGCAACGACGAAAGGATGCAACATGGCTCTAATTGATGAAACCTACATCGTAGAAACACCTACATGTAGCTGGTGCGGCAAGGATGGAATTGTTGAAGTCCCAGCCGTAGGATTCTTTGCTCGCCAACTTGGCGCGGCAATTCAAGATGCTTACCCAGACTTAGATAAGTCTTTACGCGAGCAACTAATGACTGGGTACCACCCAGCATGCTGGGACGAGATGTTTGGAGGTCACGCGTGATACTTCTAATTCTTCTAGGAATCCTTATTGGCACCATTGCGGTTGTCTCAGTAGCAACCAAGTTTCCCATAACTATTGGTGACGATGAGTACTAACCCGCTTTACGAAATGGTGAACGTGTTCCTGCCCGGCGGAGACTGGGCAGGCCAGTTCATTGATGAGGATGCCGCCAAGAGCTGGCTGAAGTCCCAAGGGCTAAAACCAGACCAGTGTGAAATCTCAAGGCGCCGACCTGAGTTCAAGCGCCGTGGGGAACCTACCTGATATAATTATCCTACTAACCACTTAGGATTGGAGATCCAAATGAAAAATATACCTGGAAATCAAACCAAATACTACTATACACTCAGCAACGGGGAAACCGTTTACCAGTACTGCCGTTCAGAAGCTGAGGCGGAATCATGGGCCCAAGCTTACCAGCGCAGCCACTTCCTTGCAGATAAGGTCATCACCCTGGTGACCTGGGGAACCAAGGGCTAACCTTCCCCACCTACCTGATATAATTATCCTATCAACCGGAAAGGCCGGAAGATAGGAGTAGGAAAATGACATACGGACTACCAGACAGCGCGGTGCTTGGGACTACCAAGCGTCTGTCAGGCTCCATCAAGCGCAAGACAAAGAGGAGCAATATGGAAGGCTGGGATGACGCGTTGCGTCTAATCGTAAAGAACGAGAAGACTGCTGCTAAAATCATCACCGGAGTCTACGTATTCGTTGGAATCTTCGTTGCGGCAACTGTCATCTATCTTCTCCCTTGGTAATCTACCCATCAACGACGTACTACGAAAGGTACAAAAATGAAGACATGCAAAACATATAAGTGCGAGAGCACAGAGCTAGTGTACTCCGGAACTGATGCATTCATGCTCGGTGGAATCCAGACTGAAACCTGGTGCTACAACTGTGCGAATGCCTACAACCAAATCTCCCGCGACATGGAAGCATTGCGCGAACAGCAAGAAAGATCTTCGTACCTAGCAGCGTTCGGAGTAACGAGCGACTAGTCGCACCTACCTGATATAATTATCCCAACGCCGGAACCTCCGGCAAATGACGAAAGGATTCCCCAGATGAAAATAAATAACTTCAGAGGATACCGTTATCGCCGCTATGGCGCAGCACTAATCGTAGCAGCAGTAGCTTGGTTTCCATACGCAGCTCATACATTTTTTATCTTCCCAAGTCTACTCGCACTTGTTGCGGCAGTAGTTCTCGTACTTGGTGGATGTATTCCACTTCTAGTATTTGCGCTTCACTGCTTCAATGTTGCCGACGACGAATTCAACCAACTCAAGAGATAAGGAAGACCACACATGGAACTAGTAATTGAAAACTGGGAGCTAGGTCTCTACATTCCCAACACAATTGAACTGTATCTTCGCCTATGGGTACTTGCAGCTGTTGCCGCAGTGCTTGTAGCTCGCAAGATCTATAAGTACAAGAAAGATCAAGTAAAGGTTGAGCCACTGCTTGGGGTAGCATACAAGAAGTGAGATTCATAGCTGCAAGTCAACGCATACCTCGTCGTAGAGACGACAATCGTTTTGAGATTTGTATCTCCTGTGGCCACTACATCTATGTGGCTCAGGAGATCCAGTTCGTGCCGCTAGGCAATAAGGCGAAGGGCAACTTCAAGATGTCCGCCCGCCACATTGACCACGTGGATTGTCAGGTATCCATTAACATTGGTTTACCTTCCAGCCCTTATGGTCCACGTCGAGAAATAGTTCTGGACAGTAGTTTACAAGATTAGGTAGACAGGATATGTTCTACCAAACAGGAGGATGAAATGACGCGAGGTACGATTCAACGTGAGCAGGTCTATGTGTATGACACCTGCCAACAGTGCAATGACACAAATGTACTTGTTTATGAATGTGGCGAACAGCTTTTGTGCGCGGAACATTCACGCCAATACGCACGTTCACATCCTCTACTCCCATACTGCGATAGATGTGGCAAACAAGAAAAGGTGTTTCGCGACCCATCGCATCGACGCAACGAGTATCTCTGCATGAGCTGTCACGCTGATGATGGATTCCTTATCCGTGATTCAGTCACAGGTCGTGCCGTCCTTGAGACTCTTAAGCTTGAAAAGGACAAATAGTTTTGGGTAGCCCGCAGCTGCGGTTACTCGAAGAGGCCGAGGAACTTCACCGGAAGTCCCGAGCCTGGCTGGAAACAGCCGAACCAAACGAAATACAGACGAAAGGTACTAACGTGACAGAAGCAACACCACAAGCGGCAGCCCAGCTCTACAGCCAGGGCAAGCCAGTAGTCGAGGTAGCTAAGGAACTGGGAATTACCTATGGTAAGGCTCGCAAGCTCATCGACGCATCAGGAACAACCATTCGAGACAGCTCAAGCCGTCTCAAGGGCCGCACACGCCCAGTCAAGTAGGAAATCATGCCAAACTGGATTACCAGGCTTCAAGAGCTGGTATGGCCTGCGGTATTGGCTGTGGTATTTGCCGTGCTCTCCGTAGGAGTAGCCTTCTCGTCCCCTGAGAGCCTCTCTAAGGTGGTTTCCTTGGGTATGGCAGGTATAACCATGGCATTGCTAGCTCAAAGGGCATAGCTCACGCGCTCCTCTTTCCTGGGCACCTGATATAATTATCCTATACAGCCCAGGAAAGGGGTAGCAAATGACTCAAATGACATTGCCGATGGTGAAGGACGCAGCTAGCGAAAAGCAGGTTGCCTTCATCGATTCACTACTCAACGAGCGTGAGCTCGATGCGATTCAAGTTACTAGCTTCCGTTCAATGCTTCCAACGATGACAAAGAAGCAAGCGTCTGGCATGATTGACATTCTCCTTCGCCAACCTAAGCGAGTAGAAAAGGTTCCAGGAGCTAAAAAATCACTTCTTCAGGAAGCACTTTCTAAGGCGCCTAAATCTAAGTACGCGGTGCCTGTAAGCGAACTTGATATCTCACTTGAGGATACACCACTAACTGGTGACCTACTTTTTATCGAGGTAAAGGAATACATGAACAACCTTTACATGCGTCGCCTAACTGGCTCAGTAGGTGGATTTACCCGTCATAAGGTACCTTCACAGGACTCAATCGTTATCATGGACATTATTGCCAAGGATCCATACAAGTACGCAAAGATCTTTGGACAACACTACAGCTGCTGCGGAAGCTGTGGAGCTGAGCTGACAGATCCAGTTTCAAGGGATCTACAACTTGGACCTGAATGCCGCAAGAAGTTCGGAAGGTAGGTGGTATTATGAATCCTATGGAAGATTCAGCAAAGTATTACAAGTTGACCATCAAGAACAGCGATGGTTCAACTTACATGGTACTTTACGTAGCTGGTGACAAGGCACGTAAGGCTAAGAGCATGTACTCCTTAGACGAGGGATTCATCGTTGATGCCGAGGCTCTGCAAGAGCTACCTGAAGGAGTAGAACTAGACATCGCCTAAGGCGTCTAGTTCATAAACAAACATGAAGCAAAAAGGTTCTATTTCTGTCCCTTTTTGTTTCGCTTACACAGGGACTGATGTTATTATTAGTCCCATTACGAAAGGACGTATGACTGATGTGGATATTTACTGAGGCTGGATTTGTGTCTGCTGTGCAGCACAGAGAGAATCCTGATTACCTGATGGTTCGCGCACGCGACCGTCAATCACTTGAATCTCTAGCTACAATGATTAGCGTAGAGATTAAGTCGACACCACTTGCTGACTACCCTTACCGCCTTGTTGCGTCAAAGGAAGATGTCAAGAGCTGGATGAACGACAACATAGATTTCCTTGGATATAGCAACTTCAAAAACCAAGTTGCCATTACCCGAGGAAAGGAATACGCCTACACGTTGGGAAGCGTGTGGTCGACGATGCATGAAGTTGAGGACGAGGAATCTCGTAAACAGCTTCACGAGTATGAATCGTCGTTGGGCTTTCAATGAGCCTAGCGCATTCCGCCAAGCCTGCGGGCTTGGTTGTCCCTGTCCCCTAACAAAGGAGGCTAACTAGCATGCAGATTTCTAAACAGAAATTGGCATTGACGTCAGTAGCTTACGCGGTGACACTGATTGCAGTCGCAATGACTGCGTCGTCGCAATTTAAGACTGACTCTGTAGCATCAGCTACCGAGACAGAACAACTAAATAGCAAGGAGCTAACACCTAGGGTTATACCTGAGGTGACAGCAACAGTTCGTACTCCGGCCGAGGTATTTGCTTCCTATAGGAACAGCAAGATCCCTCTAACTGGTGGTCAACTCTCAGAGCTTCTAACAGCTGTGGGCTTTGAAGGAGAGGCACATCGGATTGCTTGGGGTATAGCCATGCGGGAATCAAACGCCCGTCCGCTAGCTCTTAATGATAGCAAACGAACTGGTGATAGCTCATACGGCATATACCAAATCAACATGATATATGACCTAGGACCAGAACGTCGCAAGAAGTTCGGCCTTACAGCCAACGAGCAGTTATTTGACCCTGTGCTAAATGTGCAGGTCGCATATCTGATGACTGGTGGTGGTAAGGATTTCGGAGCTTGGGGCATTGGTCCAAACGCGTATCGTGAAGGTGCGGGTATGTCGACACTGAAGCGACTTAATCAGTACCCAGGTATTGTTAAAGTCAAGCTACCAGAGTAAGGATATATTTCAACCATGAGCGAAAACGAAATCAACGAAGATGGCTATCAGCCATACGCGGCTGGTGTTCCTGTAGAGGATACACCTATGCCGATAGCTGAGGAGCCTAAGGCACCAGAACCAACCCCTGAGCCAGAACCAACCCCTGAGCCAGAACCTGAACCTGAACCAAAGCCAGAGGCTAAGGCTCCTAAGGTACGGGTCGAGGATACGGTGGCTACCCACGTGGTAGGCACTGGAGATCAGGACGAGGTCCGTCTAGACGCCTGTGTGTATATGAACAAGTATGCACGTAAGTCTCTTACGGTCCATCACCTACAGCGCCGCCTTACGGAGCTGGGTTACGGTGAGGCTGATTCAGATCGAGATGGCTGGTACGGTGAGCTAACCATGGAAGCTGTAAAAGGATTCCAGGGAGATAATAGGCTCGAGGTAACAGGTCTTATGGACGCTGATACCTTTAAGCGCATCTTCAAGGGCGACCCAAACGTAAAGGTCATTGTCCCAGAATAACCATTAACAACAGCAGGAGGCCTGGCCAAACAGCCAGGCCTTTTGCTTTTCCCTGGCTGTAAGCCTAGCCTGTAGGCTAGTCGCCTGTAGGTTAGGAACCTAGCCTGCCTGTCCTAGCCTGTAGGTATTTCTATCTGCTTCCTACTAACTACACGTCTGCTAGCTCTCTGCTAGCTGCTAGCTGCTAGCTTCCTAGTTCCTACACAGAAGTTGTAGGCCAGCCTGATGCTCACCTACCTAAGTTACTAACAAGTAACATAGACAATTACCTAGACAACTACTCTAAGTTACTCGCAAGTACTATAGACAGGCACCTGCCTGTCCTAAGTGCCTAAAAATCATAAGAAAAATAGCATGCCTGTTCTTGCCTAGGCATTGAAGGACCAAGGCACTAACAAAACAGTAGCGCCTGCCTGTTTCTTCTTCCAAGAAAAATCTTAAGTATCTACAAACAACATGCTCGAGACACTTGCCTGCAGCGCTCGCTTATACCGTATCCTTCTCTCACGCCCAAGGCAATTAGCCTTAATGTACTATTTATTACCCCTCAGTACATAAGTATTCCGCCGTGGTTCTAAAGCGCAAAATAACGTGTTATAATATCTACATGACAAAGTACATGAAAACCAACCTTGAGCTTCCACAGGAGGTTCATACACAGTTTGAGCAGATCACCGCAGAGGCTGACCGTAACGCCTACATAAAGGCTCTACGCGAGCGTGGCTGGAGTCTTGACTCTATCGGCAAGTGTGTCGTAGGTCAACTCACCCGTGAGCGCGTGCGCCAGATCTCACACGCAGTTCCAATGAGTGAGGCAATTCGTGTCGCCGCAAGTGGCTATCCAATTCCTGAGCCACCGAAGTATCCAGAGAAGGTTTCACCTAAGTTTATTGAACCAACTGAGGAAACACTAAAGCGTCTACTTGAGCTTCAACCATATGCTCAACAGGTGCGCTCGTATGGAAAGGCTTACCGCAAGGAGGCTGAGGAATACACGTGGTTAGTCAACTACGCTCATACAGTTGAGGGCGTAACCTTGTATCGTCTTGCAAAGCGTCTCGGTGTTACTCATGGCGCTCTTCGTTTTCGACTTGTTCGTTACGGATACAAGACTCCGCAGACTGGCGCATCAAAAGCGTACAATCCAATCCTAGAAGAGAATCGCCTAACAGCTTTCAAACCAGAATAGAGTAGTCACATGGCAGAGTCAATGGCAGAGAGAATTGCCAAACTATCTCCAGAGCAAAAGGCGTTAGCACTTCAAGGATTTGATCCTGAGCGCTTACAGTGGGATTGGTCGTTTTGGGGTCGTCCTGAACAACAACGCCCTGAAGGTGATGACTGGAACATCTGGCTTTATCTTGCAGGTCGCGGTGCAGGTAAAACGCGTACTGCCGCAGAGTGGATACGAGAAGAAGCAAAGTACACAAACAAGGGACAAATACGTTTTGCGCTTGTTGCTCGTACTGCTGCTGACGTTCGTGACGTTATCGTTGAAGGCGAGTCCGGAATCATTAACGTGACGCCTCCAAGCGAGCGCCCGCTATATGAACCGTCAAAGCGAAGACTAACCTGGCCTAACGGAAACACGGCTACATGTTTCACCGCAGATGAGCCGGATTCACTTCGTGGTCCGCAATTTACACATGCCTGGGGTGACGAGGTTGCCGCCTGGCGTCAAACTCCTGACGCGGCAGGTATGACTGCGTTTGATAACCTTCGTGTTGGTACCCGTCTTGGATCTAATCCTAAGATTGTTGTTACAACTACTCCAAAGAGAGTTCCTCTTCTTTATCAACTAATGGCTGAGGCACAAAAAACTGGAAAGGTAATCATTACCCGTGGTTCAACCATGGATAACCAGGGAAACCTATCCACCGCGTATCTTGACGCCATCAAGGGTGTATATGAAGGAACGCGATTAGCGCAACAGGAACTATACGGCGAGATGCTCTCGGACGTAGAGGGAGCGTTGTGGACACCAGATCTTATTGACCGTTCAAGAGAAACTACGTTGCCAATGGGAACACCGTTGCGCGTTGTCGCAGTTGACCCTTCGGTTGCAGAGAATCCTCGAGACGAGTGCGGTATCATTGTTTGCGCATCAACTGGCGAGCGCGATTTGTACAAGCGTAACTCCTGGGTACTCGAGGACGCAACTGTTCATGGATCTCCTGACGTGTGGGCAAACAAGGTTGTGCAGATGGCACGCAAGTGGGGTTGCCCTGTAGTTGCTGAGGTTAACCAAGGCGGTGCGCTCGTTCGCAATGCTATTAACACGATTGATCCAAGTATTAAGGTACTTGAGGTTCATTCCAAGCACGGCAAGGCTCTACGCGCAGAACCAATTACGCTCGCGTATGAACAAGGTCGTGTTCACCACGTAGGCTATCTTGCAGATCTTGAAAGCCAGATGATCTCGTGGATTCCTGGTGAAGGTAAGTCTCCAGACCGCGTTGACGCCTTGGTCCACGCATTAACTGCGCTCCTTATTAAACCTCCTGCTGGTTTCGTTGGTGGAAAGATCACCGCGCGCTCACTTGCGCATCGTAAGCTTCCAAACAACCGAACAGGCGGTGTTTTTAAAGTTCGCTAGTGTACACTACATGTTATCGTGTACCTTATGGAAGAGAAGCGCCGTCCTGCTCGTAAGCAGGCACTACCGGAGTCTGAGGCCGAGCTTCTTTCTACCTTATTTGATAAGGAGTTCTACACCCGAGTAAGACAACTCTTTGAGGCAGGTTGGTCTCTTCAAAGCATTGGTAACGCGTGTAATCCTGTTCGTCGTAGATCTACCGTTAAGTTTTGGGTCGCACGTAATCATGAACATTCTCCTATATCTTCTCCTATTCCAACCCCTAAGCTTAAGACAGGACCTCGCGGTTATGTATCACGACGTCCAGTCTCTCCGGGAATTAGTGGAGCAGATCGCACTCGTATCGAGCAGTTGTCTCCGCTGGCTCGTCGTTATCGTTCTAAGATGACACCTAATTCTCCACAAGCACTTGCCAACGATGAGCTTACAATTATCTGTACTCGTCTTTACGAGTCAAATGTTCCAGTTCGCGAACTTGCCGAGGTGGCAGGTGTTACATATCGCGCAATGGCAAGAAGGCTAGGTAAATGAAAATAATGAATGATGTGTTTCCTGCCTTTGTTGGAGTTGCCCAGGCTGGTCTCGTTAATACAGTTCAAGAGCTTTCATCTGCGCCGATCACCGCAGGTGCCTATCAGGTAACAAAGACACGTATCGTTGTCACCGATGAGGCGGTTATCGTTGCCGTAGATGGTCAAGATGGTCCGATGATTGTTTTTCGTGAACGGTACACCGAACATCACAAATCAGATAGTAGGACCGAGGACTCATACATAGTCACCGAAACAGGCAAGATGCTTGCCTACAAGAAGGACGAGAACTGCGGTTGTGGTTCACGTTTGCGCTCGTGGAATCCGTATCGCCACGTGTATTCAAGTCAGGATCCAACCGAATGAAAGGAATAACCTATGGAAATCGCGTTTGGTAACTTCGTTATACTAGCGCTTGCAGTCTACCGTGCTAGCCGTCTTATCATCGAGGACACAGTCCTTGACAAGTTCCGTAAGAAGGTCTGGAAGAAGTTTAAGCCAGCCGACGGAGGTATTGGGTATCTACTCACCTGTTATTGGTGTGTGTCATTTTGGATCTCATCACTAGTTATACTTGCCTATATTATAGTACCTATACCAACGACTGCCGTATGCGCTGTTTTTGCGCTATCAGCAGCCGCAGGAGTTATAACCGCATGGTTGGAAAAGTAATGTCCAACTATTCCGTTAATCAGGACAAGGAGTAGCAGGTGGCAGTATTTAGTCGCGAACCCGATAAGAATCGTGCGGGGCGTCGTAGATCAGCAGCAGCTGTCCGTCGTGCTATTAACTCTCCTTCTCTGTCTCTTAGCTCTATTGCAAACGTTCCAGGTTTTGCTACACCAGTCCCATACTCATATCCTCGTGGCCTTACTGCTGCCGCAGCGCAGATTCGTCTAAACGATAAGGGCGAGGCCGAGCAATTTCGTTCACGTCGTCTTGCAGGAGCAAACTCCTGGCAGACTGAGGCGTGGGAATACTATGACGCCATCGGTGAAATTAAATACGCATTTAGTCTTGTTGGATCTGTAATATCTCGTATTCGTCTTTATGCCGCGGTGATTGATAATCCTGCCGAGCCACCATTTCCAGTTCGCAACAGTGACCTATTAGATAAGCGTCTTGCCTCTGCCGCAGAGCGCGCAATTGTTCGTCTTGACTCCGCATACGGCGGACAGGCTGGACTTCTTCGTGATGCAGCGTTAAACCTAGCAGTTTCCGGTGAGTGTTACCTAGTTCAAATTCCAGAGCGCCGTGGACAAGGACTTCCAGAGACTTGGGATATTCGTTCAGTTGATGAAGTTCAGGTTGACCAAAAGGGTGCATACACAATTATTCCTCGTCGTGAGGCTTCAACACTTACTGGACAAAAAAATGCTGGTCAACTTATTTTGCCAAAGAACGCTTTCGTTGGTCGTATCTGGAGAGCGCACCCACGATATTCCGACGAGGCTGATTCAAGCCTACGCGGTTTGTTAGATCTTTGTGCAGAGCTACTTCTCCTCAACAGAACGTTCCGTGCTACTGCACGCTCACGCCTAAACGCTGGTGCGTTGTACTTACCTGACGGTCTTTCTGTTGCCGGTTCACCAGACCCAGATTATCCATATGATGATGATGACGCAACTAATCAAGACTTTAGTCCTGAGGAAGCAGCGGACGAGTTTGAAGATCAGTTGATGGATGCGATGACGACTCCGATTCGTGACGAGGACTCTGCGTCTGCAGTTGTTCCTCTTATCATTCGCGGTCCTGCTGAGCTTGGTGACAAGATTAAGCAATTCAAGTTTGAACGTTCATTTGACCCTGCACTTGCGCAACGTGCAGATCGCGTTCTTGAAAGAATCCTACAAGGTCTAGATGTACCAAAGGATATTGTTACAGGCCTTGCAAACGTAAAATACTCAAACGCTCTTCAAATTGATGAGTCTCTATACAAAGCACATATCGAACCGTTAATGCTTCTCATTGCAGACGCAATTACAGTTGTTTATCTGCGTCCTTACCTGATTGCAAATGGGTTCGACCCAGCTCAGGTAGAACGCATCTGCGTATGGTATGACCCATCACAGGTAGCTACGCGCAATGACCGCGCGGCTGACGCAGATGCTGGATTTGACAGGGGAGTAATTTCCGGAGATGCGTGGCGTAGATCGCACGGATTCACAGAGCAGGATGCACCAACGCCAACAGAAGTTGCACTACGTCTTCTTAAGGAGAAGGGCGCAATCACGCCAGAGCTTACAGAGGCAATGCTTGGAGCCGTTGCTCCTGACGTAATGAAGGCAACACGTCTTGCATCACAGGCACAATCACTTGCACCAATTCCGCCAGAGGTTGAACGACTTCTTAAGGGACCACAGTCTACAGAACCAGTAGCTGACGAGGCTGCACCAGAAACTCCAGAGACGCCAACAGAGACAACAGAGCCAACACCGACAACAGAGGTTTAACAATGTCAATTGAGCCAGTTGATCTTTTAGACTCTTACGAGCCAGTAACCGCTGCGGGCGAAGGTCCGTGCTGGGATGGTTACAAACAAGTTGGAATGAAGAAGGGTAAGAACGGAAACATGGTTCCTAACTGTGTTCCTAAAGACTCGTCTGATTCAACAGAAACAGAGTTTGCAAATCCTCGTGCTCCTAAAAAAGATCGCATCTACGGCTCAAAGAAAAATAAAAAAGGATCTGCGTCTGGCGGAAAGAAAATTGTGTTTAGCGCTCGAACAGAGGCAACGCTTCGTGAGAAGGTTAAGAAGCATAATGAAAAAGCGCCTGAAGGGCGTAAGGCAACACTTGGAATGTTAAAGGCGGTGTATCGCCGCGGCGCAGGTGCATTCTCAAGCTCGCACCGTGCAGGCATGACAAGAGATGGCTGGGCGTTTGCTCGCGTAAATGCATTTCTACGTCTATTAAAAAGTGGACGTCCCGCAAATCCAAACTACAAACAGGACAATGATCTTTTACCAGCAAAGCATCCACGTTCAAGTAAAGGTGATGCTTCTGTGATTGCATCACTATACGCAAATCAAGAACTATATATTTCACTTAAGGACGAAGAAGAGTATCACTCACCAGAGCATGCAATCTTAGCTATGGCAGAACTTTCTGGAGAAGGATACGAAATTATCCCTGCCTTACGAGCAGCTTGGCTTCGTGGCGTTCGTGAGAACGAGTCGCCGTTTGACCGTGCAGCAGTTCTAGCGTCTGCTTTATATGATTCTAAAGACGCCGATCTTTTACCAACTAAGGAGTCACCTCAAAGTGTATGAGCTAATTAACGATATTCTTACACGGAGAGAGAACACCGTAGTTGTAAAACCAAAGTTCCGTGGAGCAAAAAAGACACTTCGCCAATCTGTACTTGAATTAGCTGCCACTGAAAATAAAAAGGTAACTGCTGAGCGTCGTGTTTCTACTCAGTCAGTTTTAGCCGTTGCTGAGCGCTCACTAAGTAAGACAGCTCATCTTGACGACAAAACTCGTAAGTTTATCGCGTATAAGGAAGTTTCATCTTTTATTAGCCTAGCGCAAACTGGAGAACTTCCATCAGGCTCAAAAATATCCTGCTTTGACCTTCTACCAGTAGGTCACCCTAACTCTACGTCACGTAATGCAATGACCGCGTCTGCACTACGTCACGCTCGTTCTCGCTGGATTGCAGCTGATCCACGTATCGATGATGAGGCAAGAGAGATCGTTGCGGCAGCGTATTTTTATGATAAGGATTCTGTAGAGTACGCACATGCAATTACCTCATTGCAGGTTCTTATCGCTGGTGGTGTTCCTCGTGAGGTTTATTTAACAGCACTCACCGCTGCATTTAGTTTTGGTGACGGTAACTCTTCAGCTGCTCGCCGTCTGCGCGCAAATCTACAGTGGCGTGACCGTTTAGGCCGCTGGATTGAAATGGGTCGCGGTATTGGTTTTAAGATTAACATCGGCGGGAACAACGTTCCGATCAATGGAAAGTTTGTTGGCGTTGATGGTAATCGCGGACTTGTTCAGGTTAAGGGTGATCCAAATCTCCCAGATGGTATCTATCCTGTTGAATCAAGTAACGCTCAGGAATACAAGGCGCTTCTACCAGACAGCGTAGCTGGAAAACTTAAGGGTAAGCTTTCTTCTATTCTTGAAAAAAGAGCGCAGATCTTCTCTAAGGAAGACATGATTAAGATGCGTATGGACGCACCTGCCGGTTGGAAAAAGAATGAGGACGGATCATTTGGTTCTGACGACGATTACATCGTAGAAGAGTCTGACGGAAAACTCGCGCTGTTCCGTAAGGACAAGAACGGTGACAAGGGCACACAGGTTGGTGAGCCAGTTGATGACTGGGCACAGATCCAAGATCTTGCAAACGCTGATGAAGAAGATTACGACAAGTTTAAGCGCATTATGTCTTCTCCAAGCAATAAGGATGTTCTTCCAGGTTCTGAGGAAGATCCTTACGATAAGCTTAATCCTTCTGCAAAGGCTGTGCTAGAAGAGCAGAAAGCTAAGAAGGCAAAAGATAAAGCGTTCTTTGAAGAAAAGAAAAAGAAGTACAACGAGGACGTTGATAAGTTTGAAGAGATGTTTGAGCAAGGAAAGGATATTGAAGGACGTGACATTCCTGAAGGCTGGGAACTTGGAATTAGCAAGTACTCGACTGATGGCGCCCCTGAGATTAGAACGTTCCAAAAGTTAGTACCAAGTGCAGACGGAAAGAATCAAGTTCAGGTAATTGCAGAAATTGATGACAAAGGCAAGATTAAGTTTGGACACCGCGCTAATTGGTTTAATAAGGACGAACAAGGATTTGAAGGAT